AAATGATTTACCCTTCTAGGGAAAGCCAAAAAAAGCAAATAGAGGATTTAATTCGGGGTGGTTCTATCCACCCTGATAATCCCTTACTAATGGAAATAAATAGAAAATATAGAGAATTATGTATAGTTTAGAACAAGTAAACCACTACGGAGAAAGACCCGACGTAATAGATTTTAACAAAAAGTACGACCTCAATTTTAACCTAGGAAGTGCAGTAAAGTATATTGCTAGAGCTGGTAAGAAATCAAACGAAAGCAAAGAGAAGGATTTAAACAAGGCGATTGACTGTATTAAAAGGGAATTGGATGTCTAAAATATCACTATTTCCAAAAGGATTTCCGACGAAAGACGACCCGACAAAATACGCACCCGCTCGCATTCCAGAGCAAGAGCTTGCGATTGAAACCTATTTCGACCATATCAAAGATGGCTTATGGCAAGATGAAATACTAGCCTACCGTACTGGCAAAATTGATAAGACCCAACTCCGGGGAGTTACGCCTTGCGGAACGTTTACCAAGCGAGCAGCTAACGCAATAAAAGAGCCAAGTGGAACGATAGCAATTGATATAGACAAGCAAGACCAGATCGAAGGATTAAGACTTGATCACGTCCGTATTAGATTGATGCAGGATAGCTACACGCAAGCAGTACACGAAAGCGCAAGCGGTAACGGTGGAATGGTTGTGTATGTAAAGATAGACCCGAAACGCCACAAGGATGCTTTCTTAGGTCTTGAAAAGTATTTTGCTAATGAGTATGGCGTGGTAATAGATAAGAGCTGCAAGGACGTCAGTAGGTTTAGGTTTGTATCGTTTGATCCAGATCTTTACTACAACAACAGGAGCAAGACGTTTAAAACATACCTAGCGAAAACTGAAAAGCCCAACCCTAACCGAGCTACGTATATACACACTAGCGAGGATTTAGATCACGTATGGGAGCAGATAGCAAGTAAAGGGTATGATATAGCTCCAGACTATTTTGATTGGCTTAGATGCGCTATGGCGTTATCAAATCACTATGGCGGGCAGAAGGGTTTGGATATCTTCCATTTAATTAGCCAAAATTCTAGCAAGTACGACGCTAAAAAATGCGACGATCAATATGCTGCGGTATCAAAGGCAAGCTATTCAGACGTAAGCATAGGCACACTTTTATACCTTGCTAAGAATGTAGGTGTGGAAATTAAAACACCAAAGACCAGGGAAATTGAAAGCGTGGTAAAGCAAAGGGTCAAAGCCGTAGGTACTAACGGCGGAGCTGCGACCAAAGAAGATGCCGTTAAGGATGCGGAAAAATTCCTAGTTGAGCAAAAGGGGCATGATGAGATCAGCATAAGGGAAGTTTCAAATCAAATTCTAGAGCTTACTCCTAGCGAATTGAACCAAAATACTGGCGACCTTTTAACTGACCTGGAAACCTTTATCGATGGCTTACCTTTAAAGTTTAATGAGGTAACAATGCACTATGAATACGAAGGCAAAGAGATGAGGGAAAGGGATTGGAACAACCTATATATTAACTCGCTTAAAGTGGTATCTGATAAAATTAGCCAGCAGCGTTTTGAGTTAATGGTAAGGAGCGACAATGTACCTACCTACAACCCGTTTGAGCAATACTTCGAGCGTAACAAGCACAGAACTAGCAAAGGTAATTTTGAAGCCTTGTGTAAGGCTATAACGCACGAACAGAAATTTGAGTTAAACAATGCGGAATACATAGCGAATGACTACCTAGAAATCTATTTAAAGAAGTGGCTGCTAGGAATGATTAGCGCAATGAATGGCACGTACTCACTTTTAATTCTAGTCTTAACTGGAGGGCAAGGAACAAGCAAAACTAAATTTTTCAGGGGCTTACTTCCAGATGACTTGATGCGTTACTACGGAGAAACAGAACTCGACAAAGGCAAAGACGATGAGCTTTTAATGACCCAAAAACTTCTTTTACTTGATGATGAATTTGGAGGTAAGTCTAAAAAGGATGCTAAGAAATTAAAAAACCTTTCGAGTAAGCAATTTTTTAACATTAGACCACCATACGGAAAGCGAAACGAAGACATTAAAAGGTATGCCGTTCTGGCAGGTACTAGCAATGATGACGAGATCATTAATGACCCAACTGGAAACAGGCGTATCATTCCTATAAAGGTTAAAAGTATTGACTTTAAAGCTATATCTAAAATAGACAAGAACGAACTTTTTATGGAGCTATACAGAGAATGGCTAGAGGTTGGAGATGAATGGATGCTTACGAAGTCAGACATTGAACTATTAAAATCTTGCACCACGTACAACGAAACGCCAAGTCCAGAAGAGGAGTTAATAATGCAATACTTTGACGTACCTAGCGAAAGTGAAATGACGATGAACTGCGACTTTTTATCGACAACCGAAATTGTAAACTACATTACAAATACAAGTTTGACAAGAATTTCTATAAATGTTTACAAAATTGGAGCTGTTTTAAAAAGTTTAGGCTTTGAAAAGAAGACAAAAAGGATAGGAAGCAATACAAAAGCTGGCTATTATGTTCTTAAAAAGTAAATGTTATTAATAACAGTTACTAATACGATCGCCTTGAATGCCCACTAATAGCGGATGTGTTCAATGTTATAGCAGAAAAACGCTAAAACTATCATAGCAAGAAACAAAACTTGCACCAACTTTAAATAATAATATATAAAAAGTTTAGAAAAGTAGTATAACAATGATAACACTACTAACCACGGGGGTTTCAAGCCTACTTGAATTGACAACATAATGAACACACTAATAACATTTAACCATGGATAACAAAAACCTAGAAAATTTAACCGCTGCAATAGTATCAAGCCAATTAACGCTGCACTATTTAGAGCAAATTAAGCACACCAGATATTACCGAGGGAAAGTAAAAGAAACGCTAAGGGCTGCGACTATACAACTCCTTAAAGTTGAGAGCAACGAATTTGAAAAGATCAACGAGATCAACGAAGAGATCACGCACCAAATTAGCTCTAATCTAATGGAGGTAATAAGCCTAATGCTTGCGGGTGGATTTAGTAACATGATGCTGCTCGGTAACTTGCAGCACGCTTACTATAAAAACCCAAAGGCGATTGAGGGAATTGTTAATAAGGTTTTGAATGAAAGTTAAAAGCTTGTTTATTAAATAAATTATATTATATTTGCATATTAATAATTTAAAAATAAAAATAAAAATGAAACTATTTGAAACAGATTGGGGTGTTGATAACTCAAAAAAAGACGATACCGAAATAACTACAACTATACTATACTTTAGTAAAAAAGAATTGTCATTATTTAAAAAGTTATGTAAATTAGGAATAAAAATTGAATTTGGAGATGAATACCAGAAAAAAGGGAATTTATCAGATTTCTTATTAAAAATATTAAAACAAAGATATGAAAATATATAAATTTAAGAACCTTATGGGTTCTGATGCAGAAGGTTTAAAAGGAAAATTTCTTGATAATAATTCTTTTGACACTTTAATAAACGAAGATAGTGATGGTTACGATATGTATGGAAACCTTTTATTTAGGTATCGTAAAAACGCTATTCCTGTTGATGTTTTAAAAAATGGTGTCGATTCATTTGAGGGGTCTATAAACCTTACTGATGGTAGGGGTATAGCTTCTGGAAGTTCTCATAAAAGAATTAGGAAGGACGGAAGTATTTCAAAAATAACAGTTGGAAATAAAGTTTATTCTGGTAACGTAGGCTACATGGATTCAGGTGCTATGGTTCATTATTGTAGAAAAACCGCATTTGCTAGGGATTATTTTGATAAATTTAAACAAGGCATTCCATTTGTTGAATTTGTAGATAAAAAATATAAAGAACTTTGTCCTCAACATTACCAAAAACAATTTTCAATAGCTAACGGAACTAACAAAAATTATAGAATATCAGATACTTCATTTACAACTGTCACTGTGAATAAGAATTTTGCAACTGCGGTTCATAAAGATTCAGGGGATTTTCCAGATGGTTTTGGTAATTTAATAGTTTATCGTGAGGGTGATTACAAAGGTTCGTATTTTTGTATGCCTGAATATCGTGTAGCTATTGATATGCAAAATTGCGATATTTTATTTGCTGACGTGCATAGCTGGCATGGTAATACACCTTTTGAAGAGTGCAGTGATGACTATAAGCGTATCGCTTTTGTAATGTATTACAGAGAATATATGTATAAATGTAAGCAGCCCTCAGAAGAATTAAAAAAAATAAAACAAGACAAAACAGGTTATTTAACTTTATAAACTATGGAAAATATATTTATACCTACTAAAAACAGGGTTGACAATTCGCCGTTATTAAAATTTGCTTATTCAGAAAATAAAAAGGTTTTTGTAGTACTTGAGCCCCAAGAATATCAAAAATACAAAAATATTTTTCCTGATTTTAAATACATTATTTTGCCTATAAATAATGGAGGAATAACTTATGTAAGAAACTACATAAAAGAATATTCTGAAAAGTTAGGGTTAAAAAATTATTGGCAATTAGACGATGACATTAGCGGTTTTTTTTATAGGGAAGGAACAAAATTAATAAGGAGCGATTTTAATGTTTTACATAAAGCTGCTTTAGAATTTAAACAAAACGGTTTCGCATTAGGGGGCTTAGAATACAGGCAATTTGCATGGTCTGCATCAAAAAATTTTGTAATTAATAGCTTTTGTGATTCTTGCGTATTTGTTGACAATACAAAAACAATAGGGATGCGTTACAGAGAATATCTTGAAGGTAAAGAGGACAGAGATTTTGCTATGCAAGTTATAGCTTCAGGTGAAAAAACAGCAAGGACTACATTATTTGCTTTTTCAGCACCAGCAAATGGCAGCAACGCTGGAGGATTAAAGGAAATATTTTATGATATTGGAAAGGAGGAGGTTTCGGTTTCAAGAATGGTAGAAATATGGGGTGATAATATTTGCGTTCCTATTATAAAACCTAGCGGTCGAAAAGACATTAAAATAATGTGGAAAAAAATAGGTAGTAATCAAACACAGTTATTTTGATTAACCTATACCCATACCAAGAAAAGGCAGTCAATGAATTAAGGCAAGCACTAAAGAGGGGGAGCAAAAGGATGGTTCTTTGTTCCCCTACGGGATCTGGAAAAACTATAATGTTCAGTTACCTCACTTCAAGAATAATAGCAAACCAAAAGCGGGTGTTAATACTTACGCACCGCTCCGAGCTACTCACGCAAGCGGGTGGAACTTTGGCGAGCTTCGGACTTGACCCAATC